CTTTGTAAGTCTGGCGGCCAATGACTATGTGGAGATCATGTGGCGGCCAACAGATGTTGGCGTGCAGATTGAACACTATGCGGCCAGCAGTTCACCGACCAGACCGGCAGTGCCATCAGTGATTGCCACTCTCACATTCGTGTCCAATCTGTCAACAGAAACCGCATAATCAAGCCATGGCACTCATACCCTTAAAAATTCCACCAGGCGTTTACCGCAACGGCACTGAGTATCAGTCTGCCGGTAGATGGTTTGACGCAAACCTTGTGCGCTGGTACGAAAACACTTTGCGTCCCATTGGCGGCTGGCGCAAGAAGTCAGAGACAGCCATGACCGGTAAATGCCGTGGACTTTTGACTTGGAAGACAAATGCTGGCGAGCGATACATCGCCATGGGTACAAGCACAAAGCTGTACGTCATGAGTGAAAACGCTGTCCTGAAAGAGGTTACACCTACAGGATTCACCGCTGGACGTACTGACGCAACAAATAAAACAGGCTATGGATACAACTTCTATGGTTCATTTGCTTATGGTGTTTCGCGTCCAGATACCGGTGAAATTGATCCGGCGACCACTTGGAGTCTAGACACATGGGGTGAGTACCTTGTCGGCTGCTCAGATGCTGATGGCAAGCTGTACGAGTGGCAGCTTGGATTCACAACGCCTACGCTGGCCGCTGTGATCACCAACGCACCAACCGGCTGCTCTGCCTTGCTCTCCACCGCTGAACGCTTTCTGTTTGCTTTGGGTGCCTCCAGCAACCCGCGTCTGGTGAAGTGGTCAGATCAGGAAGACAATACGACATGGACGGCGGCAGCCACCAATCAAGCTGGCGACTTTGAGATCAGCAGCAGTGGCACACTGAAATGCGGAAAGCGCGTCAGGGGCATCAATCTGCTGTTCACTGACGTTGACGTGCATACCGCTAACTATGTCGGTCAACCCTATGTCTACGTCTTTGAGCGCGTGGCATCAGGATGCGGAGTCATCTCAGCGCAAGCTGTGGCGGCCATAGACAGCACCGCGTTATGGATGAGTCAATCAGGCTTCTGGATATTTGACGGCTACGTTAAGCCTTTGAAGTGCGATGTCTCGGACTATGTCTTTCAGAATCTGAACTACAACCAGGCTAGTAAGGTTTACGCTGTCCACAACAGCAAGTATGGTGAAGTCTGGTGGTTCTACCCATCCAACGCCAGCAATGAGGTTGACTCCTATGTCACCTACAACTACCGCGAGAATCATTGGAATATTGGCGTAATGGGGCGCACTGCTGGCACTGATCGAGGCGTATTTAACAATCCCATCATGGTGGATGCATCAGGCTTTATCTACGAGCATGAGGTGGGCTTTGCCTATGACGGCGGCTCTGTCTATGCTGAATCTGGACCATACGAGATTGGCGTTGGTGAAAACATCATGTCAGTGCGTCAAGTAATACCCGATGAGCAGACGCTGGGTGAGGTGCAGATTAGTTTTAAGTCTCGGATGTATCCGACATCAACTGAAACGACTCATGGGCCGTATCCAGCTGCACAGCCAACTGATGTCCGGTTTTCTGGCCGTCAGGTGAAGGTTAAGTACACCGGATTAGTGCTGGAAGATTGGCGTGTGGGCGTTAATAGATTTGATGTTGTAACAATGGGTAAGCGTTGAGTGACGAGGAGGATTTTGAAAGGTTGCGCCATCATGTGGCTGCGGCCTTAGAATACTCTGGCGGTACTCACAAAATTGAGGATATTGCTGAAGGTATCAAGCGAGGTCAGTTTCAACTCTGGCCTGGTAAATATTCAGCAGTAGTGACTGAGATCATTGTCTACCCGCAGTTGAAGGACTTGCACTATTTCCTCGCTGGCGGCGACCTAGATGAACTCCGATTGATGCGACCTTTGATCGAGCAATGGGGTAAGAGCATAGGTTGCAGCCGAGTGTCTCTAGCTGGCCGTAAAGGCTGGGAGAGAACATTTTTAAAGGACGAGGGATACGAACCAAAATGGTTCATTCTGTGCAAGGACTTGTAAATGGCTTATGAAGATTATTTAGCAAGCAAAAGCTGGACATCATTGCCAGCCCCAGAATTTCGTGGTGGTCTGCTTGAAACTGGTTTAACTCCATATCAAAAAGCTATGGAGCAGATGAAGGCTTATCAGGCAACAAGTAATCAGCAATTAAATTCTTTGCTTGAAACTTCTGGCGGTTATCGACCAGGCATTTTTCGTCAGCGTAGTGTTGAGGATTTGTTGTCTAAATTAAGCAACATCACTGATGTTCGCGGCGGTCCTAGAAATCCATCTGAACAAGCAAGAATAAATGCATTCTTTGATGCCATGACACCAGCAGAACTTGCTGCATTCCAATCAAAAAATGCAGAAATCATAAATGCAATATTGGCTCCTAATTTAGTTAAAATATATCAAGATATCGTAAATAATAATGCAGCAGAGACAGCCGTTACATCGCCAGTAACTCAAGGTACAGCAACAGGTACTGCGCTTCCTCCTGCAACCACTAGTCCTACTTCAACTGATGCTGTTACATCGCCAGTAAGTCAAGGTACAGTGACAGGAACTCCTGTAGGTAATTTAGGTGCTGTTACATCACCAGTAAGTCAAGGTGAAGCAATTGGAGTTCCTTTAGGTCTTTTGGGTAGTCCTAGTACATCGCCAGTAAGTCAAGGTGAAACAACTAGAGTTCCTGTAGGTAATTTAGGTGCTGTTACATCACCAGTAAGTCAAAGTACAGTGACAGGAACTCCTTTAGGTCTTCTGGGTAGCCCTAGTACATCTTCTAGCGGCGGTGGCGGCGGTGGTACTGGAATAGGCATAGGTTCTGGCGCTACAACGGCTGGATCAACCAGTGTTTCATCTGGCGCATCTCTGGGCGGTCTAAGTACTGGTATGACCGCTGGGCCTAGTTCTGGTCAGAGTACTTCATCATCTAGCGGTGGCGGTGGCGGCGGCGGTGGCGGCGGTTGCTGTTTCATCATGCTGGAAGCACGCTATGGCGATGGAACTATGGATAGAGTTGTGCGCCGATACCGCGATGAAAAAGTCACAGAAAAAAATAAACGTGGTTACTATAAGTTAGCTGAAGTTTTTATTCCACTGATGCGTAAATCGAAGTTGTTTAGCTTTTTTGTTGTTAAGACTTTTGCTGATCCTGCTGTCTGTTATGCCAAGTGGTATTACGGTGAGAACAAATGGGGCTGGATATTCAAACCACTTGAAAGATTTTGGATGAAGTTGTTTGATACATTGGGAACAGAAACAAAATTTATCCGTGAAAACGGCGAAACGGTTTAAGGAGTAAAGATATGAGCAAAGGTGGAACAAGTACAAGCAGTACAAGTATTGATCCTGAATTAAAGAGTGCATATTTGCAGAATCTTGATCAAGCTAGAAGTGTGGCAGCAGAATTGCCAAGACAGCAATTCGCTGGATTTAATCCTATGTATACAGCTGGCGAAGAAGCTGCGTACAACATTGGACTGACTCCTTTCAATGCACAAAGCATTCAAGAATTCCAAAACCCATACGAGCAACAAGTTATCCAAGGCACGCTTGGCGACATTGAGCAAGCAAGGCAGATGCAAGTTATGCGTGATGCACAGCAAGCCACAGCCGCCAAAGCATTTGGTGGTTCGCGCTATGGGGTGCAATCCGCTTTGACAAACCAAGGTGCATTACAGACTGCGGCTAAGGCTGCTGCTCAAATGCGCCAACAAGGTTATTTGCAGTCTGCACAGCTGGCGCAGGCTGCACGCGGGATGAATTTGCAAGGCGCTCAGACTGCAATGGGTTTAGGTGGTGCGCGTCAGCAATTAGAGCAAGCGCAGTTGGATGCTGCTCGCAATCAGGCTTTGCAACAGTTGCAGATCGCACAGGGCGGTTTGAGTTTGAGTTTGCCGAATTTAGGTCAACAGACTCAGACGCCATATTACAGAAATGCTGCTGCTGGAGCATTGGGTGGTGCTGCTGCTGGTTATCAACTTGGCGGCCCTGTCGGGGCAGGAATTGGCGGTGTTATTGGACTTTTAGGATGAGGTGAAAAATGGCTGTTAATTTGAATACTGAAACTGGTGTTGCTGGACGCGAGATACCACTTCCTATAGTTACTGGATATGGAAACAATACGGGCGGTTTATTGTTTGGTGGTGGAGGCTCTGTTTTTGACGATTATCTGAGTGAAGATCAAAAGAAGCAAATACAACAACAAGGAATGCTGCAAGCAGCCGCCGCATTACTTCAATCCAGCGGGAGAAGCGCACAACCCATTTCGCTAGGTCAGGCATTGGGCAGCGCGTTGCAAGCTGGCACTGCCGGTTATCAAGGCGCACAGCAGAATGCTATTCAGCAGCTGATGGCAAGACAGAAACTGGATGAGGCTAAGAGAGCGCAGGCGGCACAAGAGTCCTATCAAAACTTCTTGATGGGTCAGCCTACCGCTGGTACTGAGATCACGCCACAGCAGGCTTTGTCAGTGCCAGGTATGCAAGTTGGCCCAACCGTTGAACGTGCTGCAATGATCGGCCAGCCGATGCCGTCTGATGGCACTGCAACTGGTGGCGCATCAGTATTGACACCAATGCAACGCGCCATGTTGGCTGCATTGCCGGCAGAAAAGGGTATTCCTGAGATGCTGAAACTGACTCAGCCAACAGAGAAAGCCAAGCTGTTGGCTGAACTTGGAATGAAACCTACGCTGGAGAATCTGCGCCTGCTTGAAAAGCCAGAGGCTGATCCAGAAAAGATTAAGTATTTGAAGGCATTGAATTTGCCTATCACTCTTGAGAATCTGCGCCAGTTGGATAAGCCAGAGGCTTTGCCAAACGAAATTCAATTGCTTAAGGCAACAAATACACCAATCACATTGGAAAACGTCAAGGCTTTGCGCCGTTCTTCCGCAGCAAGTGTGACTGTTGATATGACCGGCGGTCAAAAGGGATTTGAGAATGAGATGTCTTTAGCCAAGGCGTTCAGAGCAGAGCCTATTTATAAAGACTTCAGCGACATGAAGACTGCATATAGTCAGGTTATTTCATCTTTATCGCAAGGCACTCCAATTGGTGATGTTGCTGGCGCTACTAAGGTTATGAAGCTGCTTGATCCTGGCTCTGTTGTGCGTGAATCAGAATTGGGTATTGCGATGGCTGCGTCTGGTCGTATGGATAGGTTGCAATATTATTTCAATAATTTAATCTCAGGTGAGAAGTTGACACCTACACAACGCGAAGACTTCAAGCAATTGTCGGCAGAGCTTTATGCGGCGGCTGGTCAGGCTTACAACCAAAAACGTGATGAATACAAGGGCTTTGGAGGTCAATATGGATTCAAGAATCTTGACGCTGCTTTAGGTGCGCCAGCAACATTGCCATCATTGGTGAAAAAGCCAGCGGATGGTGCAGCAAAAGCAAAAAAAGGCAGACTTGTCATAGACGATAAGACCGGTGTCACACGATATGTAGAGGATTGATCAATCATGGCTGACAGAATTGTAGAAGTACCAAATGTTGGGCCGGTTGCATTTCCGGCCACTATGACTGATGAGCAGATCATTCGGGCTATTCAGAATTTGTCAGGGCCAGCGGCAATGATGGATAACCAGGCAGATGACTCTTTCTTTGGGCTGTCACTGCCTAAACCTAATGAACTTGGCCGCCAGATAGGTTTGTCTGTACGACCGATGGCGCAGTCTGTATTGACTGCTGGCGGTATGCTGCCGCTGGTGGTTGACCCTGCCGTCAATTTCTTTAATCTGGCGGCAGGCACCAATGTGCCGACAATGACTCAGGCAGTGCCTAGAACGCTCTCAGCGATGGGTTTGCCTGAGCCACAGACGGCGCAAGAGCGAGTGGTGCAGGATATGTCAACGGCTGGCTATGGCGTGTTTGGCGCTGCCAATCTGGCGAAAAGCGCACTGCCTGCGGCGCAGTCTCAGACGGCGCAAGAATTCCTCAAGATGCTGGCTACAAGCCCTACAGCGCAAGCCTCGGCGGCCACAGCAGCAACGCTTGCTAGCGGTTCATTGCGCGAGGGTGGTGCGCCTCCTTACGCGCAATTAGGCGGTGCAATGATGGCCGGTATGGTGGCACCAGGCGGTCCAACCCTGTCATCCACGCAACGCGCTTTATCTGCGCCTGTTTCCTTAGTGCAGCCTTTCACGCAATCAGGCAGAGAAACCATTATTGGCAGTTTGCTTAATCGACTTGCAACAAATCCAGAACGAGCGCAACAAAACCTAAGCCGCGCCGAGCCGCTTGTGCCAGGCGTGCAGCCGGTGACTTCAGCCACGGCGTTTGACCCTGGCTTGGCCTCCGCAGAGACTGCAATCAGGGCGCTGGATCAGTCCGGTGCATTTGCCACACGCCTGTCTGCTAACCAGCAGGCTCTGCTTGACGCATACCGCCGTCTGTCTGGTAAGCCTGGCTCAGTCCCTTTGGCCGAGGCAAAGCGCACAGCAGTCACCAAGCCACTGCGTGAGGCTGCATTTGAGGGCGTGGAGGTCAACCCTGAGACATTCCAGACCGGCATCAACCTTGTCGTGAATCAGGCCATCAATAATGTTATGAAGAGTCCTGTCGGTGTACGTCAGGACGTTGAAACTGCAATGAAATTTGCAGCAGATCGGGTTGCGCGAGCAAAGTCTCCGATGGAGTTGTACGAAATCCGCAAAGACTTGGCGGCTGCCGCGCAGGGTAAGTACAACCAAGAGAATCCAAGCCTGCGACTTGCAAGCGGTCAGCTAAAGCAAGTCATTGCAGCTGTGGATGACGTGATTGACGCATCAGCGCCTGGCTTCAAAGCCTACATGGACAAGTACTCCAAGATGTCCGGCCCCATTGACCAGATGAAGATGCTGCAAGAGATTGAGCGCCGTGTTACCACCGGCCAGCCCAACCTGATGACGCAAGAGCCGGTGCTGGCCGCGGGTAGTCTGCGCCGCCAGCTGGCGAACAAGGCCGAGGAACTCGATCTGAAACTCTCAGTACCGGCACAGACGCGCTTGGACAACATCATTGACGAGATAAACCGTGGCATGGCGGCTACTGCGCCAGGCGTGCGTGCGCCAGGCTCTGACACGTTTAAGAACATGAGCATGGGCAACCTGATCGGGCGAGTGTTCAGCGAGTCCATGGCGACAAACACCACACTGCGAACCATGACACGTCCTTTGGACTTCTTGTACAAGTTACCTGATGAGCAGATTCAGCAGCTGCTGGTGCAGGCAATGCTTGACCCTAAGTTGGCCGCCATGATGATGGCAAAGGCGAACATCACCAAGGTGCAGCCTCTGGCAACGTCATTGCGTAATAAGGCAACTCAACTCGGTTATGGCACTGCAATTGGTGCAGTACAAGGACAATAATCATGGCAGACAACCTACAACCCACACCGCGAAACCAATTGCTTGGTTTGCTGTCTGATGCCATGTATGGCGGTATCAATTACATGAAAGACCCGCGCAGATCGCAGCAGATGCAAGGGTTGGCGGGTCTGCTTGAATCTACTGGCATTCCGAAAACGACAGAGCGCATGGCGTATGGCGAGCCACTCACCAACATTGGCCGCGCCAATGTGCCATTGCTAAAGCCTGAGACTGCTGATGCACTGATGAATGTTGCGCCACTCGCGCCAATGGTTGGCAAGGCTGGCAAAGGCATTGCACGCATGGTTGGCGAGCGCATGGCTAAAAATGTTGTGATGGGTAAGCCAAGTCTTCCTGGCTTGCTGGCTGAACCAAGATCATCATTGTTTGCGGTTAAGCCTCAAGCAATGCCACAAGGAGGGCGTGATGCTGATATATTAGAAGATATGACTAAAAATACGGCATCAAATAGCATAAAACCAATGGAAAAAGTAAGAATTTACAGGGGGAGTTTTGACAATTCACCATCCTATTCGGTGGCTGAAAATTATCCTAATGATGTATATGGTGGGGTTTTTGGAAGTTCCGAGTTGAGATCAGCACAAGCCCATGGAAATGGAACAATTTATTTCACTGATATTCCAAAAAATAAAATCCTAACTCATTACCAATTAAACTATGAAATTCCCTATGAAAAAACAAAAAACGCATTATTAAAAGCGCGTCCTGATTTAAAGAATAATCCAGAATTATTTGATGAAGTTTATGATATTGTTGTTGGTGATGCAGGACAAGATTTGCAAAATCTTGATGACAGTAAAATTATAGATTTATTTCGTATTTCGCCTTCTGAAGCTTACAATGAAACGCAAAGATTAAGAGGTCAAGTATCTAAAAATCTTGGTTATAGAGCTATAGAAATGACTGATGAACATGGTAGCGGCACTTATTTAGTTGCGCCCGGCGCTAAATTTAAACAGTGACCAACAAATCCAACCCATCGCGGCTCAGATGCGTACAGCGAGGTAATCATGGCGACCTATCTTGACTATCTAACCGGCGCTGGAGAGACTGCTGCAACCCTTGGCAGCGGTGCGCTGGCCGGTTTGCTTGGTATGCCTTACGGCGTGTACAAGGGTGCCACCAGCGGTAAGTTGGGTACGCGAGAGGCTAACCGTATTGCCGAGGAAGAGGCCAACCGGTTTATGCAGGAGTACACCTATAAGCCTCGCGGCCAAGTGGCACCACAGATGCTGCAAAGCCTTGGCGGTCTGCTGGATGCAAGCAAGCTGCCGCCAATATTGCCCGAGGTGGCGGCGCTGGCATCAATCCCTAGAGCAGCCTATGCCTCGCAAGCTGAACGCACTGGCATGGCCGCTGAACGTGCTATCACGCCAATGGTTAATCGCACCATGGAGCGCGGTGGGCTTGGCGCTGGTCTGCTTGGTGATTTGTCGCAGGGTACTCGGAGCCAGATGCTGTATGGCAACAATGTGTTTGATCCTCGATTTGACGCAAGGAAGCTAGAGCAAGAGAGACTCAGAAATTTACAAACAACTGTTGTTCCTATCTACGACTACAAAATCCCAAAAATCAACCTTGGCGACTATCAAGACTATCCATTCATCACAAGTATGTCAGATAGGACTAGAACTGGTTTATTGACTGACATTGATGGCGTGTCATTAAATCGTCCGGTGTACTTGCAAGGTGGTCAGCCTTATATGTATGAAAACCCTGGTCAAGTTTGGGCATCAGGTACAAAGCCAGCCAACGATATTTACAAAATGGCAGGAATGCTTAAAGAGACAACAGGGAAAGACCCTTTGTACATTCCATGGGTGATGTCCCCATCAGGTAGCGACTTTGCAAATATGACAGGCGAAACAATGTTGTCTTATGCTCAGACGGTCATGGGCAGAGATACAAAAAGAGGACTTGACAAACAAATTAAGAATAGATTTATTCCTGATTGGGCTGGCATTGATGATCCAAAAAGCATTGAGCAATTTAGAAATTTATCAGATCGCAAACGCAAGTCGATGAAGAAAACATTGCTTGATAAAGAGTTTAGAAGTGAGGGCGGTTTGAGTATTGGTGAAGCCAGACTTGCTATTGCAGACCCTAATCAATTGAATTTGCCAGATGCAAGCATTTTGAATGTAGGTCAAGTATTTCCAGATCAGCCATTAATCATGCAGTCAGGTCATAGTGCATATCCATTAGGCGTGCCTGGTCAAGGTTTAGGCGCAGTGCCAGAAAGCAAAAACATATTTGATTTGCTTTTGATGCATCGACTTAATCGCGGCATCATTGATCCATCAAATCCAAGCAGAAAAGATATTCGTACTCTTGAGATGAAACCTTATGCTGGCTTACTTGATTCAGATTTGCTTAGGTCACTAGGGTATTGAACAAGTACTCTGGCTTAAATTTATTAGCTAGTTTTTCGTTATATCGCGCCAATAAAAACTCGCGTACAGATTCTGGCGTGACTTCTTTTATCTTTGATCCAATGCAATAGAACTCATGCAAGGTCAAAGCCTCAAGAATATCTTTTGGCATCTTCACGTCAACATTTACATACGGTGACAATTTCATCACTTATCCCCAAAAAGTGCAGCCACCAGCGGATCGCGGCGTGGCTTTAATCTCTTACCTCTTTCACGCGCCAAGCGGAAAGCCTTATCGTCCAATGTCTCACGCGCTCGATGCCTACGCAAACGCTCCATGGGTGTCAGCGGTGGCGGTCTGACTGCATCAGTATCGATGCCGTACCTGTACACGGCCACTAGGATGCGGCCTGATCTAGCCCATTCCTGAATGTGTACGGTGCCAGCCAGCCGCAGCCGCTTGATCATCTGCTGCGCTGAACGCTCGGTGCAGTACACCTTAGCTGCCAACTCTGGCACTGTGCAGCCGGTGCGCTGAAGGATGTCAATGACTCGCGGGAGTCTTGCTGAAATCAAGTGTTCCGCTCCTTTAATTTGGCTTCAATGTAGTCAATGACAGCCTCAATGCCATCGGGTGCATCTTGCATGTACTTAGCGCACAGGCGGTCTTCTTTTGCTAGCCCTACCCATGTGCGCTGTGGTGGGTGAGTGTGCTGTAAAGCAAAATCAGTCATCCAACAGGCAATATCATTTGCCAATGGCGTGCCATCAATGAATTTTTTCCACAAGGCTTTTGATTTAACAATTTGCTGTGCTTCTTTTTGAAGGTCAACCCATGCCACAGGCTCTTGCTCTTGCTGTGCCAAGGCTTCTTTGATGGCAGCAATGGCCTCGTCTGTTTGTTCATTTATTGGGTCAACGTCAAAACAATCAGAATAATAGTTATCCATGCAATACACCAATCCTCCCTTAGTGCCAGACCCGTTAATAAGTTGGTCGTTTGCTTCCAGCGCCTCAAGCGCCTGTTTCAATTTTTCAATCATGCCTCACCTCTGGCTCTGATGGCTTTAGCTGCTGCCCATACGTTTTGATGCGCCGCCGATTCTTGTCTAGCGTTTGGGTACATCATCATGCGTTCACATTCTGCTGCACAGGCTTCACGCTCTTTAGCGGCGGCTTTGGCGGCTACCAGTTTGGCAAAGGCTTCAATAATTAGAATATTAAACGCCGCAATTTCTTCTGCCATTCCAGCCTGTACAGCCATCGCAATGATTTCATCTTGTGTCATTGGGGTTCACCTTTTTTATATTTACCCGACCATGCATATGCACCGCGTGACTGCGCGGCACCCATCTTCTTGAAGAACGTCAGCATGGATTTATACGGCACGCTGAAACGCTCGGCTATCTCTTTCTTTGTCATACCCTCAGAGAGCAGCAGCATGGCTCTGCGGCCATTGATGTCAGGCAGTTTGCGTCCTGCATTGGGGCGGGAGCCACCTTTCATCACTTCACCTCTGTCTCGTCAAGCAGGAACTTGACTATGCACGCAAGCACGATCACCGTCAGTGCAATACCGAGCAGGCCGATCAGCACGAAATTCATCATCGTTTCCATAGAAATCCTCTGAGTCAAAGTACAACAGCGCCAGCACCGCCAGCGCCAACCATATGATTTTCACTTCTGAGCCGCCAGTAGTTCCATCTCCACTTCTTTCACGCGATCTCGCAAGATGGTCAGTTCCTGTTCAGCAGCGTCAATCTTGCGCTGCATACGCTCGCGGGTAAAGTTTTCAGCGACTGACCAACCTATTAGCGTACCCTCGGTCACGGCCTTGCGTGCAAGCGTGGCAAAGTCAGCTCGGGTTAAGAATCCACCGCCGACTTCCATGGGTGGCGTGAACTTATTGACGGCGCGGTCAATCTCAATCTGCATTTTTTCAGACATGGTTTTCTCCTTGTGGTTGTGTGTTCCAGGCTTGCACCAGCAGGCTGGCGTTGTAGGGGATTGGTGTCACGGTGGACACAAACAAGCCTTTGCCGCGCTGTTTGCGCCCCCATGCATCCATGGCATTGGCATTCTTCAATTCATTGCGTTTGACGGCGTTGTAGACCGCGTGCGGCTTGAATCCGGCATTCTCCAAGTCTTCCATGGTGCGCGGTTCTTGGCAGAAGTCTTGAAGGTCAGTCATGCTTCCCTCGCTTTCAACATTGCGTCTGCATACTGATAAGACGCAACAGCTACTGCATCAGCGGCACGCTTTCCAGCATCAAAATTGAAATCGGCTGGGGAG